AACACGAACTTGGTGGGCATGTCGAGTAGATAGGTCGCAGACCCGCCGGTAGCGTTGCTATAACCGCTCCACTGCGTGCCGCTCGTGATGGCTGTATAGGTCAACGTATCCGCGATAGCGGGATAGTCGTATCCGCGAAAATCGATGTAGAAACGATCGGCGCTCGGGAAGCCCGTCTGTAGCTGTGTCTTCCACGCTGCCGCAATCCACGGGAGCGCCATCAGTACGCACCCACCTTCCGCGCGTAGCCGGCCGCTATCCGTGCATCCACAGACCTCTCAGTCACAAGCGAGCCCTGAACGATGTAGGTGGGACCCATTCGGCGCATCGTCGACGCGCCGGTACCGCCGCTACTTACCCCGGTCTCTTCAGCAAGCGCTGCCGCCGCGCTCGCATCTGCCGCCCCTGATGCGATAGCTGTTATGCCGGCCGCAGCAAGCAGAGCAAGACCGAGCGGTACATTCTTGCCGATAACCTCGAGCCCCGCCTTGAGGAAAAGCTGGGGCAACATCCGTAGGATGCTGCGCAGCATATCCTCTGCGATTTCCTGCGCAGTTTTCGCTTCTTTGCCCATGGTGGCAAACGCTGCACCCATTTCGCGTAATCCATCCAAAACAACGTTGAATGCACCTTGGGCGAGACTTCTTTCCATTTCGTCGAAAATCGCTTCAAAGCTCTGCCCCACTTCATCCGCAACGACTTTCATCTCTTCCAATTGTTCAGTCAAGCGACCGCCGTATTCAGTAGCATCCCTCCATATTTCATCCCAGTCCGCCATCGCTATCTCAATGGCTTCGACTTCCTCAAGAACACCCTCCACGACTGGTCCCCAAGGCGGTCCCGAATCCTTTATCCCTTCCAGGATTGTAGCCTGCTCCCGATACATCTCAAGAGTCGCCCGCACCCGTTCATTATTTTGATCCCACACATTAGAGGAATAGTAAGCAATCATCTCTTTGAGTATGGTAAGGCGACCTTCTTCTGTCCGCGCATAATCCTCTGACAATCGCGCCAGATGCGCCAGCTTCACTTCCTCTTTGGCTCGCGCTTCCGCTTGCTGATCCAACGCCGCGATCTGATCTTGTGTCGCTTTTGTTTCATATCGGAGATATTCACCTCTCTTGATAAGCGCCGTTACCAAATCTTCTTCGGCTTCGACCAATTGTCTTTCTACTCGGCCGCGGCCGGACAGTATTCCCATGATGCCGTTTTCGGGCATCGCTGCAAGCGTCCCCCTAAGCTCCTCAATAACGGCTTGAATGCGCGCTACTTCTAATGTGGTTTTCTTCAAACCCTCTGGTAATCCTCGCTGCGCTAACCAACTGGTAACTTGACGTAAGCCTGCTGTTAGACGGCCCAAAAAACCACCTTCGCCCGCAGCGCCGACCGAAAGTAGCCGTCCCATCTCCTCTTTCAGATCGCTAAACGCATTAGTCAGTTTCACTACCGCACCATAGGTTGTATCGCCCATAGCGCGCGCCGCCCCACCGAATTCTGTTTGCAGTTCACCGAGAATTATTTTCTGTGCGGATAAGATATCCCCTTGTGCCACAAACTGCTTTATCATCTTCTCCTGCTGCTCCGTGAGCTGCACACCCACTTTACGGAGCGCTGTCACGCCGGCGATAGGATCATTCAGTGCCTTGCCAACCTGCACGATACTGGATTGCAGGTCCTGTCCCATGATAGTAGACATATCCGCCGCGGCTTCCACTGCCCTCGGGAATACATCCCTGCCTATCCTTGTGAAAGTCGCAAGCACCGCCTGTGCCGACATAACTGTGTCGTCGCCGAAAACCGTCACTCTCTGAAACTCAGAGGCCATATCGGATAGTTGTGCGGCGGTGTAACCCGCACTCCCACCCGTGGATTTGAGTACAGCCGCCAGCTTCGTCTCGGCTTGTTCCTGCTTGAAATATTCTTGTGTGAGATCAGTAACCGTACTGATGACTTTCTTAAAAGTCAGGTACAAAGCTCCGACGGCCAAGCCGAAAGCGGCCAAGTCCTTCGTGCTTTGCTTTACGTCTGTGAGGATACGGATTTTGACTTCGTCACTTACTGGCATGCTTGTCTCGCTTTTTCGCCTCGAGTTCCAGCGTCTCTATGATATCCACGATATAGGCCGGCTGTTCGGCCCACCCGCCGGCGAAAGGCCAGCCGAAGAGTTTGTACATTTGCCATAGATGTACCGCCCGCGCCGCGGTGTCCGTGAAGTACATCGGTATGTCCTTGCGACATATCTCATATCCCCAGAGCACCATGGCTCGGTTATCCCTCTCGGTAGGGACGAAATCAGTCCACCCCCCGTCGGCCCAGAGATGGAACGCTATGGCAAAGGGCGAGCATCCTCTCTGGCATTCATCTGCCAGATTTTGCTTGCAATCTCCATGAACAGTGCATCGAAGCCCGATAGGTCCAGCAGATCGTCGGCTGTCTGTATCTTCTTCTTGTTCACGACAAGATTTCGTAGATTCTTCAGCCCGAACCGCACCGCTTTGCCATAATCGATGACCACGGCTACATCTCCAGATACTTGACGCCCGCTGATACACTGGCTCCGCTGCGCAGCCGTGAGATAGGCCAGTGTAGCGGTGATCGGCTCCGTTTTCTCCTGATTGCCGTCCCATTCCGGGATGTACTCGACTTCTTTGGTGATGACCGTGTATTCCGCCATGTTCAGCCCGTAGCTCCCGAAGTCCAGTAGGAGATACCGCCGGTGAATTGCGCATTGATGCTCACTGACACTTTGTCACCCACAGCGCTATTGACTGTGAGCCCCGTCAGCAACGCTTGTCCAGCCCAAAACTCCGAACTGGCCGCACTCGCACCCGAATAGAGCCGTAAAGCAATAGCGCCAAGCGTGCCATCCTCGAACTGATCGTATAGCGTCCCTTGGTCCGTATCCGATCTGTCCATCGTCATCGTCAGCGTTGCTGTAGCGTCCCGGAGCGTCTGCGCATACTTCCGCGCACTATCTCCGTAAGCCGTGATATCCGCAGTCGCGATAGTTCCATTCAACGACCACGAATCCACAAAGGCAACGTTTCCACTGGACGATGCCGTAATGGAAATCTGTCCGTTTCGCCCGACATAGGCAGCCATGCGTTACTCCTTCCTCAGCTCGACGTGGCGGCTACCGCCCCGTTTACTTGCGCAGTCCACGAAATCGACACCTTATCCCCCACCTGCGAGTTTACTGTCATGCCGTTGAGTCGGGCATTGAATGACCAAAACGACGCCGGCGCCCAGTATAGTCGCAACGCTACATCTGCGAGCGTAGCGTCCTCAAACTGATCCATCAGTGTCGCCTGCTCCGCGTCGCTCCGATCCATGGTGCCGCTAAAATTGACTGTAGCATCCCGAAGTGTCTGCGTGTATGCATGTGCCGAGTCACCAAAGCCCGTCACGTCCGCCGTACCGACAGTCGCGTTAAGTGACCAAGAGTCGATGTAAGCCGCAGTCGATCCGCCCACCGTGAGATAACCGTCCTTACCCAAATACGCCGCCATGTGTCCTCCTATGGACCTTTGTGATTGTAAAAATACCGTGCTCGGAATGTAATCTCACATGTGCCTAAACCCTCGAGCACTCCTTCATCTGTTTCTACCGTAAGCGGCCAGATATCGCCGCATACATCGGCAACTCCTGTGCTACTCATGATGAGTCGCTCGATATCGGCAATTAGCGTAGACCGCTTGGAATTGACGGCCGCCTGCGTCACGTCCTGGACGTAGCCGGAGACCCCGAACTCCACCATGCCCTCCATATCCATCATATCCGTGGTGCCCCAGTAGGCGATCGGCGTTTTCTGCTCCGGTTTGTCCAGCACGCATACGCCAGGGAATTGATCGGTTAACCAGTCCCACCATTCCTCCCTATCCCGCGTCACGTAGTGGATAGCAGTCGAGGTCGTGGGATAGGCTGTCGTCCCGAGGGCCGTCACGATGGCATCGTATAGCGTACTCCTACCGCTCATGCTGTCCTCTTGAAGCCATCCATGATGCGCTGGAGTACGAGTCGGACCACGGTTTCCTTCTTAGCATGGAATGCTGGCTTAAACATAGGCTTCTTCGGAAGCCGAATCGCATAAGGTCCGCGTGTCCGGGGCGTAAACTTTCCGCGACGCTCGAGTTCCTGCGCCTTTGCGATGGAAATAAATCTCGGCCGCCCGCCGAAAAGCAGATATGGGATATTGCCCGGATGCATGCGGAAGCTCCCGCGCTCGAGTGCCCGGAGCTTCATCGGCTGAAGACCATGTGCGTCCGGCTTGGAAAACACG